GCTCATTCTGCGTGTTAAGACGTGAAGCAAGAGGGGAATTTCTTCTCCCTGCCTACTCAAAGCTGAGTAGAGCTTCATAGAATAGGTTGGACATTCCGACACTATTCTCCTGTAGAGCTCTTGCTGAGTTCCAGGCCAGGGGACATTGCATCCCCCGACCACTCTCGGCAAGTAGACCCACGGGTCGTCTTGAAGAAATGACGACATCCAATTATTGAATGTAGAAAGGAGATATTCCTTTCTAGTCTTTTCCTCAGCACTTAAGTTCAATAACTGATCATATAGTGCATCACCCTTCCCGAAAGCCGGGTTCCTCTTGAGATCAAAATCTCCAGTGGATGCAAAGGGGGCGAGTAATCGCATCTTGACCACATCCAAGTGTATGTGGTCGGTAGAGAGCTCCCATGGAGCCTTACCTGAATTGATTGTTCCTTCGCGATAACGAAGGACCTCTTCGCAGAACCAGCAAAAACTTTTGCTGAACTGCGCCTTAGTGAAATTGATATCATTCCCATAAGACTTATGTTTCGCGATTATTGCGTTATGACGGGCTATCGTACGCACGGAGCCGATATCGTCACCCGCAATCAAGGTAGGCGGTAACCTTGGTACATCTCTGTACACCATCAATTCGATGGCCGCGTTCATGATACAAAGGATTTCCTTTGTACCAGGATCACTCATGTGAATTCCCGATTCCGTCAGAATTATTCGATGGGATCGGTCTGCATGAGATCTTCTTACTTCCATTCGCCTGGGCCTCAGGAGTAAGACAAGTGCCTGCTCTAGGTAGGCAAACTCATACTTGTTGTTAGTGAATCTAACCAACAAGGGCATGACCAGTCGACGAGCGAAATCCCAATTGATTCCGTTCGTACTACCGGTCAGATCTATTACTGAAAACCCAGAATCAGGTTCTATGTAATTGTCCGTTCTTCTCGAGAGCGTGACAGCCAAGTCCCATCCCTTATAGGATCGGCTAAAGGCAGATTTAAGTGAGGGCACTACGGCGGCTAGTCCAGCCAGCCAATGTGCAAACGGTTGTAGAAACAGCGTCACACATGACGGAGGTTCTGACAACGCCCTTACTTTGTTCCCGTTTTCTGACTGAAAAATAATTTTGGTGGGAACGGGAGCAGCACGAAAGCAGTCGTTCGATCTAATCGTAATAAACGACGCTGGTCCCTGTAGCCATGATTTGGCTACACACTCTTCGTGTGCCAGTTGCAGTATTTGATGAGGCAATGCCTCGTCAAGTCCAAGAACTGGGCCTTCAAAGGAGAGGTGAGCGTTAACCCCTCCAAGCACCGCCGTGATAAGGCCATTAGGGCCCATCTCGTCGCGGAACGCGGAACGTAGAAAAGGGATGTCCTCCCTGAGAGGACTCTCTCTACATATCGTTTGGTATGGTCTCTTCCCTCTCACATAGGAGAGGGGTGCACCCCAAAGTGTCTTCCCACAGAAAGTTTCTTTGGCCAAACACCGGACGTAACGATCGATAAAGAGTTCAGCTATGTATAAGCCTTTCCCTCCCGTAGCACGGGTTCGTTCGTAGCCTCCGGTGGCATTTAAGGAAATATGAGGCCGTTGATTAACGGTTGACTTCTCAATAAAGTTTCCTAGACGCGTGATGGCTCGATGGATTTCTATCCTTTGCACATCACTAACAACAATACGGTTTTCGAATTGTTGTTTTATGCTTTGAACCTCCGCCTCGAACCGTTTTTCGGTAAAAGGTGGGGGTGGACTCGATCTCGTCTGGATTAAATATCCGATCGACTTCATCGCATGGTCCGGTACTTGTCCCGAATCACCGAGCGCCTTAGCAAGCGCGAAGTGTTTGAGTGCTGGAATCATCTCAAACCAGGAAGGACCCATTGTTCCTTTCCTGCCACCCGGAATCCCATTTGGCATGGGGTTATTATCATCCCGGGTTACCTTGTTGCAATAATGCAAAATATGCAAGGCGAATCTCTTGTACGAGGACATTGCGCCATCGTAAGAGTGGATCGCGTTGGTGATACACCAACGCCACATTCTACAATGTAGAAGTGTGACCGGCCTTCCTAAAAGTGAAGGGTTAGCCGCGAGGATATTTGCCTCGATACTGCGCCACAACAGCACGATACGTTTGACCGTATTGTAGTCTGCGCGTGCGTACTTATCTAGTACGTCTTGTGGAAGATTGTTATAATAATCCAATTTATTTAAGATTTCAATGATCTGAGCAGGGCTCCGTCGCCAGAGGTCTTTGACCTCGACATCGCCAAGATAGAATTGTCCTAGGATCGTTCTGTCGAGGGTCTGGACGTAATGAAGCCCCTGAGGTGTCTTCGTTGACGGCCAGACCATTG